CGGAGAAGACAAACTTCGCGCAGTCTTCGGAGTACCGAAACTACTGCTAATGGTCGAGAATATGTTCATCTGGAATATCCAGAAGGAATATTTGAACAAACGAGTCAATTCACCCATGTTATGGGGATATGAGACATTCAAAGGAGGTTGGAATAAGATTTGGCGGAAGCTAAACCCGACGGAAAAAGAGACGTTTCTCAGTTCAGACTGGAGCGGATTCGACCGATGGGCTTTATTTTCAGTAATCGATGATATCCACAATATGTGGCGATCATGGTTCGACTTTACCAGGTACGAGCCTACTGATGCAGATCCTAACGCGCCCGCGCGCTTAGCGTATCCTGTCAGCAAAGCAAATCCAATGAAGATAGACCGACTATGGAAATGGATGACTCACGCAGTCAAACATACTCCAATCAGAGGTCCTTCAGGCACCCTATACCAATGGCAATTCAACGGAATAGCATCTGGGTTTCAACAAACTCAACTGCTAGATTCTTTTGTAAACGCAGTCATGATTATGACCTGCTTATCAGCCAGTGGAATAGACATAAACTCAGAACGTTTTGTTCTACTTGTTCAAGGAGATGACAATTTGTCAGCTTTTTGCGAGATAGTTCCAGACTTTTGTAAGTTTAAAGCCGGATTAGCTAAACAGGCTAAGACCAGGTTTAACGCTACCCTCTCCGAAGAGAAGACAACAATCGGAAGATCACTCAATGATCTCGAAGTCTTATCTTACGGTAACTACCATGGGCTAGCACAACGACAACCAGCAGAGTTATTAGCACATTTGCTCTATCCAGAACGGACACAGAGTAACGATGCGAAAGCCTCATCATGCATAGGAATAGCCTACGCACAAATGGGACATTCAATCGAAGTGTACAATACCTGCAAGAACGCGTTTGACTTTTTGACTACTGAATGGAATGCAACACCAAGCTCCAAGTGGCTCAAAGGGTACTTTGAACGCAGAGGAATCAGCATGCCTAAAGGCAAGCTTAGATTTCCTACCTTTCAGGAGACTTTTCTTCAAAATTTCGATCTCTCAACCCGATCGGAAGAAGAAATGCAGAGGCTTTGGCCTACTGTTCCTACAGGTGAGTATGGTTTTCATTTCCTTAATTCATAGTTGGGAAAGAACCTTTTTTTCTTTTTTATTTTCTTTGTAAAATAACGTTAATCACGACATAATTTTAAAAAAAA